AACTTTTTGATTTCAGGTTCAGGTTGGTGAGCATACGAATCAAAATAGGTGATGCGTGGATACTCTAATTGTGGACGAATGTCACAGAACAAGGCAATCCAATGTTCACCTGGACCATCGTGTGGATCCGTATTGAAGACAATACCGATTTGGTCATATTTCTTTGAGAGATCAACAAGATTCATTGAACATAATGCACTTACAATACATTGATTGGTTTCCGATTTCAAATCAAAGTCAATCGGAATACATCCTACGAAAAAGTACTTGGGAAACAAGTTTGTAAAGTTCTTTTCAACACGATCAATGTCATCTGAGGATAACCATTCATATCGGTTCACAGACCATTCTTTGGGTGCCTTGGGTCTCTTCATCAGCGATGTGACAATACATTCTGCTGATCCTGTCGCACATTGGTCTTGAAGACGATGTTGAATATTCGTCCACATTTCTTCAGAGGTTCCTTTTGGAACAGGGGATTCCTTGGGATGTTCTTTGTTATACACTACACGAAGTCGTTCAATTTCTTCAATATCCAACCAAGACATTCCTTATTTAAAATGGAATACTATTAAGTTAAGAAAGACTACCTCATACCATGGATGCCCTTAAACCCATTCTCTCAGCATATGCTGAAGTTACCCGCAAACTCAATGAAGTCAATGCTCGTGCATCTGAACTTCGTGATGACCGCCGAACCGTTGAACTAGACTTGGCAGCATTATATGCTACCTCTCGTGAAGCCTTACCTGACAAGATTAATCTTGCGACTTCAGGTATGACTTTTGCTGTTAAATATCCAAATCAGTGGAAAAAAGGTTGGACGCTTTCCAAAAAAGAATTGAAAGCGTATTTAGATGAATTGATTCCTCAAAAAAGTGAAGAGTTAATGCTTGAAATTGTTAAACGACAAGAGGAGAAGATGGTGGAAAGTGATTACGGTTTTGAGCTTAAAGTTGCGACAAAGCGAGATTGAGAGTCATTCTTAAGACTTTCTTCAATCTCCTTTAGGGTCTGCTGAATCTCTGCGAGTTGTTGTTTAGCTTGGTCCAAACTTTGATGGGGAAGGAACCCTTTTTGGATACGCGAAATCGTGCACACCAACGAACCATTCGTGCTCAAGAGACGGGTAGCCAGGGTATGTAAAGGCTTCACCATCAACGTGATATGATACTCAACAACACAATATTTTTAAATCCCATCATCTTCCCGCTGAAGGAAGTAGGCGTGGAGTTTCTCCGACATTCCACGAACACTGAATTCAAGAACACCATGCCAGTTGGGTCGCATGATGGTTCGTACATCTCGGATTCCATCTAAGATTGCATGGCGATCAACATATCTGCGATTCACATGAGTACCATGCCATAGGTGATAGACAGATCCAGAAATACATGAGATTCTAGGTTTCGGAAGACTACAAAACTCTTTGAATGCTGGAACTAGAGCAGGTTTGAGATAATTCGATGGAAACTTGACATCTAACCATGCTGCTGCGGAAAGTGTATCTCCACTTCCTGTAATTCCATATTCAAAGAATCCTACTTTGCGAAACCATTTGCGACGGAACGCCCACGCAAATCCTGGATGAAACTTATGATCAAAGTTTTGTTTACGATTCATGTAGAGAACCGATGATCGTTCTTGCATGATTTTTGTATACGTGATGTCCATCCAGACTGCAGAAGTAAACGGTTGAACTACATCGTTTTTGTTCAAGGCATCTGAGACTTCACAATACCAGTGAGGATTTCCAAAGATGATATCGGCATCCAAGAACAAGACTTTGGAAAACCACCATGGAATCTTGGATTCAAGAATGGTGCAGAGATTCTCCTTGTGAAAGAGAATGGATTTACTCCAGACATGGAATGCATCTGCAATTTCAGGTTCTTGCTTATCAAACACCAATTCTAGAGTATAATAGGGAATATTTGCAAGTTTGAGTTTTTCAATTGTGTAGAAGTAGTTCATCACCATACGTTTGGACTTTGCAGGATTGAAGAAGACAAGTCCGATTGCCATATCACATTTCCATGGAGTGTTATACCGGACATTTGAGAGTTCAATCGGTTGAGCAGAATATTGTTTAGGTAACGGATCTGGTTCTTCTGTGTATGCCATAGACTGAGCAGCTCCCATTGTGTAGAAAAACGGATAAAAGATTGGATAGAAACTACAATTCATAATGACCGATGTATACTCACCTTACAATGCCCGTAACCGATTCTTTACAGAGAAGGATATCCACCGTATATTGCATCGCCATGGTTTGCCTCATTATCGTGTTTCAAATGCAAGAGTCTTTCAAACCGCAATGGTTCATACCACCTATGTCAAACGATCTGAATACACTACACCCGATGGACGACCGGCGTCTCTTGCTCCGTGTCCCTCTGGTGTCATGCCCCTCCAAGATGAATCGTACGAATGCCTTGAATTTGAAGGAGATTCCGTGCTCGGAGTCTGCGTTGCAACCTATCTACGACGTAAATACCCTGACAAAAAGCAGGGTTTTCTCACAGACGCTCGCAAGGAACTTGTTAATAACGAGCGAATCGGAGCATTATGTCAAAAAGTCGGACTGGATACATTCTATGTCATTTCTAGGCACAACGAGGAGTCTGTGGCTATTAATGGACGACGAAACATTCAGAAACTGGGAGACATATTTGAAGCTTTTATTGGCGCATTATGGACAGATTGTGGAAACCGGTTCAACATTGTCTACGTATTCGTCACCAACGTTCTGGAGGCCTATTTGGACATCCAGGATGTTGTCACTACTATCACCAACTACAAGGATATCTTTCAGAAGTATTGCCAGCGTGAGTTTGCGACAACTCCTACGTATACGATGATAGAATCCAATGATCCTTTGATTCGGGTCACAATTGTTCTCAAAGGAAAAACGTTAAAAGAAACGGGTGAAGGAACCACTCGTAAGAAAGCAGAACAGATGGCTGCTAAACAAGCGCTTGAAGGATTCGGAGTTACTTTCGCTTCTGCGTAGTGACTCTAGCGTTTCGTCCACATTTGAATCGTTTGAGTGTTCGCCCTCGTGTCCATAATACAGATTTAACACAGACCGCGATGGGTCCTTTTTCATTGTTAAACGTTTGCTTGACTTTCTTGATACACTTGCAAAACCTTCTTGTTTGATTGAGTCTTGCCATTGTGTCAAACTCAGAAGAATATATCCTCGCAAAGAATAAACATAATGGGCGGTGGTCTTCTACAACTCGTTGCTTATGGTGCTCAGGATGCGTATATCACTGGAAATCCTCACATTACCTTCTGGAAGGTTCTCTACAAGCGTCATACGAACTTTGCCATGGAGGCATTCCGTGTGAACTTCACGGGTGCCCCTCAGTATGGTCAACGTGTCGTTGCAGTCATCAACCGCAATGCGGACTTGATGTACAAGACCTATTTGGAGGTTCAACTTCCAGACACATACAGTGCAGCAGACGGAGACGGCGTTAAGTGGACTGGTGCTTATGAACGTCGTCTTGGATACCAACTCCTCAAAAAGATTGAGGTCGAGATTGGTGGACAGATCATTGACACTCACTACGGTGAATGGTTGTTCTTGTGGGAGAACTTGACCTCTGGATTTGACAACTCTGTCAAGTTAGACAGCATGACAGGTGGTTACCTTGGAGGAACGGAGACCAGTGCAGTTTCTTGCGGAGGTCGCCCAGCAGTCTTATATATCCCTCTTCAGTTCTGGTTCTGCAGAAACCCAGGTCTTGCGTTGCCCTTGATTGCCCTCCAGTACCACGAGGTTCGCATCAATGTGACATTGAACCCTGCAACCGATTTGGTCTCTGGAACTGCTGGAACTGCTGGAAGTGTTTCAACTGCAGCAGCAAAGTTGCCTCAGTTAAAGGACATGTCACTCTATGTAGACTATGTCTACCTAGATGTGGATGAGCGTCGCCGATTTGCTCAACAGTCCCATGAGTATTTGATTGACCAACTCCAGTTCGGTCTTCAACAGACACTCACAACTGCAAGTGCTCGCATTGACTTGACGTTGAACCACCCTGTTAAGGAATTGGTGTGGGTGTTCCAAGATGCACGCAAGACTGATTGTGGATCTGACTTGACCAAGAACATGGGATTTACTCAACCATTCAGTTACGATGACATCGTGAACCGATGCCGTCTCCAGATCAATGGTCAGGATCGTTTTGATGAGCGATATGGTGATTATTTCTGGAAGGTTCAACCTTACCAACATCACTCAGGTGGTGCTTTCTGGCCAGTGCGAGGTCAGACAACATATACTTCAGGAACAACGGCATCTGCAACATGTAGTGTTGTTGGGGATGTTCTTACTGCTGATTCACCTGTTACAGGTTTTATCGTTGAAGGTGCAACTGTTACAGGTACAGGTATTGCCCCTGGAACAATCATTGCTGCATATGGTACAGGTAATGGTAAGGATGGAACCTACAAGTTAAGTGAACCTGCTCTTACAAATGATACGGGTCTCTCTATTACTTTCACTAACCCGAACATCAACTTTGCACCTCACGAGAACCCAATCAACGTATATTCCTTTGCACTCCAACCTGAGGAACATCAACCAAGTGGAACCTGTAACTTCTCACGCATTGACACAACTACTCTTGTGTTTGACAGCGTTACAACATCAGGTATTGCAAGACCTACCAAGTCAACACCGTTCAACTTCAGAATCTATGCAGTGAACTACAACATCTTCCGAGTGATGTCTGGAATGGGTGGACTTGCCTACAGTAACTAAGAAGGCAAAACATGATCAATAACAACCTTGAGGTCCTTTAGTTCCGACTTCAGTTTTTCCAAATATAAAATAGCATCCATGTGCTCCTCTTGTGCATGAACAATCCACTCAAGGATAGAAAGGTCCTTACGATCAAGGTCCGTTCCATACTTTGCTTTTCCAAACTCAGACCGTTTCTTAAACTTCTCAATTACGGCGGTTACAATGCTGTCCATTTTATAAGTAAGAGTGTCAATGCTGAAAATAGCAGTTGTTCTTTTTGTGATCGCAATTGTCTTGTGGATTCTTTTACATCCTCAAACCTATTTTAGAAAAGAGTCTCCAACTACACGTTTGTATTCGGAAGGCACCCGTGAAGTCCTAAGGTCTGCTGCAACATTATCGGCGCCAGCTGACCCTTCCCAGGACATTTTGCGTGGTCATGACCAAGGATATGACCGATTTCATGTGAGATAACGTACTGACGATATCCATTCAAATCTTGACCACTCTTTGCAGAACCATGTTTCCAGTTATCAGCATTGATTCT